CGTAGAGGACGCGCAGGGAGGAAGGGAAGGGAAGGGAAGTAATAACCCCTTACCCCTTTCGGGGCTCGGGGCGACCGATCCGCCTGCCGATCCGCCCGCCAAGGTCCACGAATTCCCGCCCGGCTTCGACCGCTTCTGGCAGGCCTACCCCCGCAAGACCGCCAAGCCCCAAGCCGCCAAGGCCTTCGCTAGGCTGCGCCCTGACGAGCCCTTGCTGCTGCGCATGCTGGCCGCCTTGGCCCTGCAGCGCCAGAGCGCCCAGTGGCAGCGCGACGACGGCCAGTTCATCCCTCACCCCAGCACCTGGCTCAACGGCCGGCGCTGGGAGGACGAGGGCGCCCAGACCGATGACGCTTTTGCGGGGGCGGTATGAGGGGACTCGACACCTTGGTGGCCTTGCGGAGCAAAGGCGTCAGGCCCGCCGCCGTGGCCATCCACGTGGCCCAGGTGGCACCTTGCCAAGCCGGGGACGCCCTGGAGATCGTGGTGGCCCCTGACGAGCCCATTGACCGGCTGGACCTGCGGGCCTTGGTGGGCCTGGACGTCATCGTGGCTGCCGAGCAAGAGGACGGCCACCAGCGCACGGTGCGCGCCCTGTGCATGGCCGCCGTCACCGCGGGTGCAAGCCGGGTGCTGGGCGGCGAGTGGAAGCGCTCCTCTGGGGCGCCTTGGGTTGAGGTTTTCCGCCACGGAGTCCCATGCAACTGATCCCCGACACCATCGACTGGGCCAGCTACGCCAAGGCCACCGAGGCCCGCGTCAAGGTCAAGGCCGCCAGCGTCTTCACCGACGAGCTGCTGGCCGAGTTCACCCCGCGTGACCCCAAGCACAAGCCCCCGGAGATGTTCTCCACCAAGCTGCGCGGGCGCATCGAGTTCCGCCCTGCCGAGCTGACGGCCTGGGCCGGCTACAACGGCCACCGCAAGAGCATGTTCACCGGGCAGGTGGCGCTGGACCTGATGACCTCGGGCTACCGCACGCTGCTGATGTCGTTCGAGATGGCGCCCGCCCGCTCCTTGGCCCGCATGGCCCGCCAGGCGCTGGGGCTGCGCAAGCCCGCGGGCGTGTCGCTGCAGGCCTTCAGCCGCTGGACGGACGGCCGGCTGTGGATGTTCGACCACGTGGGCCGCATCAACACCGAGGTGTGCCTGGCGGTGCTGCGCTACTTCGCCGAGGAGCTGAAGGGCCAGCAGGTTTTTGTGGACTCCATGATGATGGTCTGCGGCTCCGAGGAGAGCATGGACGAACAGAAGCAGTTCGTCACCGACTTGGTGCGCGTGGCCCAGGAGACCGGGCTGCACATCCACCTCGTCACGCACTGCCGCAAGCCGCAGAGCGGCGAGGGCACCCCGCCCAGCAAGTACGACCTGCGCGGCTCGGCGGCCATCAGCGACCAGGCGCACAACGTGGTCACGGTTTGGAGCAACAAGGACAAGCACCTGGCGCTGCAGAAAGACCCGAGCGACGCCGCGGCCCTGGCCAAGCCCGACGCCCGCGTGGCGGTGGAAAAGCAGCGCAACGGCGAGTGGGAGGGCGCGGTGGCGCTGTGGTGGGACGCCGCCTCGCTGCGCTTTTGCGATGACCGCATGAGCGCGGTCGAACCCTACCGGCTGGCCGCATGACCGACAAGCTCACCGCCCGCCAGCAGGCCATCCTGGCGTACATCCGCGTCCACCAGCCCGTGAGCAACGCGCAGGTGGCCGAGCACTTTGACATCAGCGGCAACACCGCCGGGGTGCACCTGATGGCGCTGAGCCATGCGGGAGTGGCGTGGGCCACCAACTCCGGCCGCTTTGCGCGCTGGAAGACGGACAAGCCCTTTGCCGAGCCCAAGACCCCGCCGCGCGTGGCGCCGGTGAGCATCGAGCAGGTCTCGTCCATCTGGCACTACGCCGAGCGCTGTGCCCGAGTTGCATGACGGCACCGAGGTCAGCAGCTACAGCGAGGCCTGGCGGCATGAATGTGAAGCGCGCTGGATCCTCAAGCTGCCCAGCCTGGACGAACGCCGGGCTTGGTTGCAGAGCCTGGAAAAGCGCCGCGGCAAGGCGCACGTCGAACAACTCAAAACCACGATGAGGAACCTGTGGGCACACCGATCAGCAGTGACATGAGCCAAAGAGTAGGCCACCAGTACGCGCGCGATCGCGGGATTGGCCTGCACAGCAACTTCATCTGCGCCGCCTGCCGCCAGTCGCGCATCACGCTGGGCCGCAAGCTCAAGCGCGTGCAGGGCGTGAAGCAGTACGTGTGCAAGGGGTGCCAGTGAGCGAGGTGCTGAAACTGCCCTGGCCGGTGATGCCGGCGCTCAGCCCCAACTGGCGCGGGCACTGGGCGGAAAAGTACCGCGCCAAGGCGCAACTGCGGGAGTCCTGGGCCTGGGAAGCCAAGCGCCAGGGCGCCAAGCGGCTGCCGGTTGAGGTCTTGAGCCTGCACATCACGTTCGTGCCACCAGACCGGCGGCACCGCGATCTTGACAACCTGCTGGCCTCCATCAAGGCCGGCCTAGACGGATTGGCCGACGTATGGAAAGTGGACGACTCGAAGTGGTCGCTGCAGATCACCAAATCTGGCGAGGTGGGTGGATGGGTCGAAGTTCAGCTGACATAGACCCGCTGGAGCTGCTGGTGCTGTGGTGGCGCGCCGAGCGCGGCTGGAGCCCCGTGGAGGGCTACCCCATGGAGTGCCCATCCACCCGCGGCTGGCGGGCCTCCAGGCAGTACGACGACGCCAATGGCGCGCTGGACACCGACGAGCGCGGCGCCCTCATCCGCCACATCGGCCAGGTGGTGGCCAGCATCCCCGACCCGTACCGCACGGCGCTGTACCTGGTGGCACGCAACCGGGCCACAGGGGTGAGCGTGTGGCGCAGCGCCCGGCTGCCCGAGAACGAAGACGAGCGCGCCGAGCTGGTGGCGGACGCGGTGCAGATGTTTGTGGAGCGCGTCTAAAGCCTTGAACGCATTTTCAAGCTGTGCTGAAATTCAGGCACCCGGCCCCTGCGCGAAACTTTTTCGTCAGGGGCTTTTTCTTTTGGAGCCGGTAAAAGATGGTCCATGAAGAGCTTAGAAACAAGCTCAAGGATCTGACCGGCCAAGACGTCTATCCACGCTTCCTGCAGCAGCGCGCAACCGCCAATCGCAGGGGCATCCCGTTTGAAATGACGTTCCTGCAATGGGCGCAGGCATGGGACGGGAAGATCGCCGACAGAGGTTCGCGCCGTGGCCAGTTGGTCATGTGCCGCAAGGACGACGTTGGCCCATACGCAGCGGACAACATCTCGATCAGGACAACGCAGTCCAACATCGAGGAGCACTACCGCCTGCGCGCAAGGAAAGACGTCAAGGCCGCTTGGGACTTTGACGGGGAAGATCGTTCAGCCTGTGTCGACTGGTTGGAAAACCGAAGAGACATGGGCTACCTCTAATTGGCCTGCAGTTGCCAATCGGGCGTAAAGCTCACGGCAAGCGGCATCACCGGCAAATGAGCCGCAGCTCTCGACGCGGGACTTGCTCCGCTAGTCTCCCGGCGGATAGCGGCGGGCGAGAGCACCCTTGGACAAGCCGAAAGGCATCCATGATTGAAAAACTTTCAAACAATCAAAGCCGTGGCGGTGCACGCCCGGGTGCCGGCCGCAAGAAGGGCCTGCCCAACAAGCGCACCGCTGAAGCCCAGGCGCAGGCCGAGGCCACCGGGATCACGCCGCTGGAGTACTTGCTGAGCATCATGCGAGATGCCGCGCAGGAGCCCCGGGACCGGATGACTGCAGCCACGGCAGCAGCGCCTTACGTGCACGCCAAGCTGTCGGCCATGACAGTGGCGGGCGACATCAACCACTCGCACCGCGGCTTTGTGGAGCTGCCGCTCAAGCGTGACCACTGAGCGGCTGTGGTCGCCCACCGCCAAGCAGGCCGACTTCCTGAGCTGCCCGGATGATGAGGTGCTGTTCGGTGGCGCGGCGGGTGGGGGAAAGTCTGATGCGCTCATCATGGACGCGCTGGGCTACCCGCAGCGCGGCTTTGACAACCCGAAGTACCGGGCTCTGCTGCTGCGCAAGACCTTCCCGCAGTTGCGCGAGATCGTGGACCGCACGCGCGCGCTGTACCCGCGCATCATCGAGGGCGCCGAGTACAAGGAAGCTGCCCGGGAGTGGCAGTTCCCCTCGGGTGCGAAGATCATCTTCGGCTACTGCGAGCGCGACCCCGACGTGCTGCAGTACCAGGGCCAAGAGTTCCAGTGGATCGGCATTGACGAGCTGGGGCACTTCGCCACCAGTTACGTCTACGAGTACCTGACCAGCCGCCTGCGCAGCCCCGACAAGGGCCTGCGCTGCTACATGCGCGCCAGTTGCAACCCGGGTCCGAAGTGGATCATGCAGCGCTTTGGCATCACCAAGGGAGGACAGGCCTCGCGGGTGGAGCTGCTGGTGGAGGGCGCAAAGTTCGTGCGCAGCTTCGTGCCCAGCTTCCTGAGCGACAACGTGCACCTGGCCGGCACGGGTTACCGAGAGCGGCTGCTGCAGTTGCCCGAGGCCGAGCGTCAGATGCTGCTGGAGGGCCGCTGGGACGTCTTTGACGTGCCGAGCGCGGTCTACAAGGACGAGATGCGGGCCTTGCGTGACGACGCCCGCATCCGCCCGGTGCCGCATGACCCGGAGCTGAAGGTCCACACGGTGTGGGATCTCGGGTTCGCCGACTTCATGAGCGTGATCTTCGTGCAGCGCGGCCGAGACGGGGCGCTGCGGCTGATCGACTACCTGCAAGACAACCGCAAGCCGCTGGACTACTACGTGCGCCAGCTCAAGGACAAGCCGTACAACTACGGCACGGACTTCATCCCGCACGACGGCGCCTCCAAGCACTTCCTGACGGGCAAGAGCACGCAGGAGGTCATGGCCGGCATGGGCCGCCAAGTCACGGTGCTGCCGCGCACGGATGTGGATGAGGGCATCAAGCTGGCGCGCATGGTGTTCCCGCGCGTCTACATCGACGAGGCCCGCGGCGACAAGCTCATCGACTGCTTGCAGAACTACAAGTACGGCGTGAACGCCACCACGGGCGCGTACACCCAGCCCGTGCACGACGACGCCTCCCACGGGGCCGACGCCTTCCGATACCTGGCCATGTGCGAGGGTCAGATGACCAACGACACCTGGGGCGGCACCATCAACTACCCACGCCTGAGCGTGGCCTGAAGCAACACCATGGCACGCATGTCTGACGATGAGCTCCGGTCGATCACCGACCAGGAGATGCGCCAGGCGGTGGGCTGGTTCAGCGGCAAGCTGGCCGCCCAGCGCCAGAAGGCGATGAGCTACTACCTGGCCAAGCCCACGCTGGACCTGACGCCGCCGGAGATCGAAGGCCGCTCGTCCGTGGTGAGCCCAGACGTGCGCAACACCATTGAGAGCATGCTGCCGCAGCTCATGGTGAAGTTTGCGGGCAGCGAGCGCGTGGTGGAGTTTGAGCCGACCAAGCCGGGCGACGAGGCCAAGGCCGAGCAGTGCACGGACTACATCAACCACTGCTTCCACGTCAGGAACAACGGCGAGCTCATCACCTACAACTGGATGAAGGACGCGCTGCTGAGCAAGAACGGCATCGTCAAGGTCTGGTGGGATGACCGCCGCGAGGAAAAGCGCGAGGAGTACCGCAACCTCAACCAGGTTGAGTTGGCGGAGCTGATGGACGATGACGAGGTCGAGGTCATCGAGCAGAAGAGCTACCCCGACGAGCAAGACGCCAAGCAGCGCGAGCAGGCCCTGCAGCAGCTCCAGCAGCAGCTCCAGCAGGCCGGCCAAGCCGCCCAGGCGGGCGACCCGCAGGCGCAGCAGGCGGTGATGCAACTGCAGCAGCAGATGGCGCAGATCCAGGCCGCCCCGCCGGTGCTAGCCTACGACGTGGTGTGCAAGCGCACCAAGATCCAGGGCTGCGTGCGGGTGGAGAACGTGCCGCCCGAGGAGTTTCTGATCTCGCGCAAGGCCAAGACCATCGAGGACGCCAGCTTTGTGGCGCACCGCGTGGCCCGCACGCAGAGCGACCTGATCTCCATGGGCTACAAGAACGTGGACCAGATCAGCGGCGACGACCAGTCCACGGCGCTGAACATGGAGCGCATCGAGCGCCTGGGCTACGACGACGAGCTGGCCTACCTGCAGGCCGACACCATCAGCACGCCCGACGACTCCCAGCGCATCATCTGGGTGACCGAGTGCTACGTGCGCTGCGACTACGACGGAGACGGAATCAGCGAGCTGCGCAAGGTGACGCGCGCGGGCAACCAGATCCTCGACAACGAGATCGTGGACTGCGCGCCGTTTGTGAGCATCACCCCGGTGCCGATGCCGCACAAGTTCTTCGGCCTGAGCGTGGCCGATCTTGCCCTGGAGGCGCAGAAAATCAAGACTAACATCCTGCGCGGGATGCTGGACAACATGGACCTGTCGATCAACGGCCGGTACTTTGCGGTGGATGGCCAGGTCAACCTGGACGACCTGCTGGCCTCCCGGCCTGGTGGCGTGGTGCGCGTGAAGCAGCCCGGCGCGGCGGGGCGGCTGGACCAGGGCATGGGGGACTCTCAGCTCGGCATGTCCATGATGGAGACCATGCAGGGCTTCTTGGAGG